AACAGGCTTAGTTGCACTGTGTGAAGCTGAGTATAAGATGTTTGTTACATCTACACAAGATGTAGACACCATTAACCCGTCAAATGCTACAGATATTGGTAGTGTATTACAAGATGCAGCATACAATCACGTAATTACTTTATACCACACTGCTGCGGATGCTAACTTACCCGAAGGTGGTATTGTTGGTGCAATGGCTGCTATTCCAGCAGGTACTTCTACATTAGAAGATAAGACACTGATCGGTGTTCCAGCTATCAATGTTTCAGCTACAGCACGTACTGCATTAGAGGGTAAGAATGTAGGCTACTACAGCACAATCGCTGGTGTTAATTCTTACTTCAATAGTAAAGTAGCTAGTGGTCAATTCGCTGATACCATTATCTTCTCAGATTGGCTACGCGCACGTATTGCTGAGTCGGTATATGGTTTGCTGAAACGTGCATCTGACAGCGGTAAGAAAGTACGTTTTGATGATGTTGGTTTTGCACAGATTCGTCAAGCAATCTTCCAACCAATCAACGAAGGTATCAGCAATGGTGCAATCAGCGAAGAAGAACCTCCGGTAGTACGTATTCCAAGTCGTGAAGAAGTTTCGGAAGCTGACCGCGCTAATCGTATTCTACCAAACGTAGTTGTTGAAGTGCTTTATTCTAATGCAGTTCACAAAGTTCTAGTACGTGCTTACGTGAGCATCTAAGGAGAATAAAATATGTCAACATTAAAAGCATTTGACCCTACTCGTGCCAAGGTGATTATCGCCTTAAACGAAGTACTTGGTTATGCACCAGATACTAAGTTCACTGTAACCCCTACCAACAGCCGTAAGACTGTAACCGAAGGCGTAGATAATGATATTAGTGTAAACATTGATAGTCGCTATTCTGGTACATTAACTATCAACCTATTACAGAATGCTACATTCAACAAGTTCATGCAGGATTTAACGTTAGGTGGTAATTTAGCTACTTTTCCATTCTTCCCTGTTACGATTGTAGACCCTACCTCAGACTACTTCTTAAACACTATTGGGTGGGTACAAGAACAACCTGAACACGGGGTATCACAAGAGACTTCTACTAAGTCTTGGGTAATTGGTTTGAAAGACACTCGTGGTCAATCATCTGAACCTGTTGCTGTTGGTACATTCGTACAAAACAATATCGGTATTATTTAATAACCTTTTGTCATGTCGTGCTGCACAAGGATGTGTAGCCGCTTTATGGATAAGAAAGCAACGATATGGCTTTAACTATGAGACATGACACTATGTATAAGCAAGAAAAATTCCTAATCAAAGATAAAGTATTCATTTCAGAACAATGGAACGTCTTTGAGTCAGCTAGAAATCTGCCAATTATCGGCAAGACATTTCTCCTACCCGTAAGTTTCCTATTCAGCGCAGGTGGTAACACCGAAGAAGCTGTTAGCGAAAGTCTCCAAGAAGCAATACCTAAAGCTATGATGATGTTATTCGATATGCTTGAGGAAAACGACATTGTTTCTTTATTCCAAATGATTGTAAAAAGTGTATATATCGAAGAAGTTGGTAAAGGCACCCGCAAGGTAGATATTGAGCGAGACTTGTCCGGCTTAGATGAACTTATTGAACTTGTAGCCTCTGTACTAGAACAACAGTATGGTGCATTATTCAAGGGAAAGGGTTTAAGTCGCCTAATGAAGTCAATAGTTCCGATGGCTCAAATTTCAGAATAAGTCAAAGGGCTATTGATTATGTTGACAAGACTACCAGTCTAACGTGGTTAGATAGTATGATTTTCAGGGCTATTAAACATGGTGGTGAATCAGCAGCTTCATTAGCGACACAAGACCTTGATTACTTGTTTAAGATAAACGAGTATTTAGATATAGCTGACTATTTTGAATCTGATATTCAGAAGCAGATAGACAGGCATAGTAAACAGCGAAAATGAGGGCTTTCGCCCTCATCTATTTTTCCAGTCTTTATCTGGGGCATAGCGCTCTCTAAGAGCTTTAGCTACTTTAGAGTCAGGCTGTAGATCGGCAAGCTGACAAGCGTAGTGATGTTTACGTTCTTGCCAAGCTAGATGTGCTTCGATTTCATTAAAGTATACCCCTATATAGTCTTTTTTGCCAGTGAATGGATCCCGACAACTAGACACGTATGGATTTTTCTTTCTACCGGAAAGATTTACCCCAATCATTAAACAACCTCTAGTGTTACTACTGTCAGTAATAAACTTATTTAACTGTTCTGAAATAAACACTACATGCTCAGGAGAGTATTGTTTATTTCCCACACTCAAAAAGTCCTTATCTGGTTCACAGTTCATCCAATCTTTGTTGGGTTGAGAATCAACCCATTTAATAAAGTTAGATAAATACCTCCATTCTTCGCAGACAGTACAACCTCGGTAAGATGGATTCCTTGTTTGGTACTTATAGTCAAAACATCTTCGAAGTATACCGCACCATTTTCTGTAGTAAGGGCAAGTCCAAATTGTTACCCATCTACCATTTAATTTCTCACTTTTGCTTGTAGGATAATTTACATCATTTATACCCCAACCACAAACTGTAGGTTTTAAAGATTCCCAATCATCCCTACGGATGCTTTTCATAATATACTCCTTCTTGTTAATTTAACCTTACCTATCTTATCACAGATAAACTAAGTTAGCAACAAGAAGTAAATTAAATAACCTCAAAATTAAGGAGGTGGTAAGATGACCAGCACCGTTACAGGCAGTGTCATTAATAAAGTCAAGTTTGATATAGATAGCAAATCGTGGCAAAACTTAAACAAGTTTCAAAAACGATTAGGTGACTTAAAGAAACAGATGGCTGGTCTATCTGGTAATATCAAAGTCAATGCTGTAGTAGGTCAAATTGAGAAAGTAAGTCGAGCTACAGGCAAGGCTGCTAAAGCTCAAAAAGATTATAACGCTCATGTTGTGCGTTATCAAAAAGAGATGCACAAAGCTCACGGTCAAGGTATTTCAGAGAATCAACGCAGAAATAAAGGATTCTTGAAGTCTGGTACTTATGGTGCAGCAGATAACAACGCCCATTTAGTAGCTTATCGTAAGCATCTTAAAGAAGTTGAGAAGATGCACGGTAGGGCGCTTGAGATGAATAAGCGTTTTGATAATCGTACAGGTTCACAACGTCCTGTTAGAACAGTAGAACAAAAAGCTAATGATATTAGGCAGCAAACATTGTCTAGGTTATCTACAGCAAATGGTGGTTCTAGGTTAAGTGCTGGCAGACAACAAGAGTTTAGTAACAGGTTTCAATCATTAACCAGTGCTTATGTTAGCGGTGGTGTACAACTTAGTGTATTTCGCAGCCAAGTTAATGCACTAACCTCTGACTTACTTAGACAAGAGCGTCAAGCACGTTCAACAGCAATGGGTTTAGGTGATATTCGTTCTGGCCTAATTCAAATGACAGCGGCTTATACAGGGTTTAGTGTAGCAGCTAATGTGTTCAACACTGGTAAAGAATTCGATAGCTTAACAGCTTCAATGAAATTGTTTGCTAAAGATGATGCTGGTGTTAAAGCTGAAATGAAGTTTATATCAGATGAAGCTGAAAGGCTTGGTATTAACTTTCAAGAAGCTGCAACACAATATACTAAGTTTAGTATTGTTGCTAGGAATAAATTATCTGAGGAAGATAGAAAAGGATTGTTTACAGGCTTCTCAGAATATGCCACTGTACTTCAAGTTGACCAATATAGGTTTGGACGAGGTCTTATGGCGATTCAGCAAATGTTATCAAAAAGTAAATTAAGTTCGGAAGAACTTAGGTTAAATGTAGCCTCGCCACATCGTAATATGTGGTTGCAATCTATTTAATTGTCGGGGAAGTCTCGTTAGGTATTGACTACCGCTGTGTATTAGTGATAATATATTAGCACCAATAGTAATGTATTGGGTATGGTAATAACGTCAATAATAGAGATTATCCGCAGCTAAGCGAGTTAACTCTGAAGTCAGTAGGAGAAAAGTAATGGAAAATATAGTTTATATAAATAACACTTTAGTAAAAGTTTGTCCGAGTTTTAAAAACTATGGTGCAGATAAGTTAGGTAATATTTACAGAATAGATAGATGTAAATTAATGACTTCTAGTATTAGGGCGTATAAAGGATACACCAGACGGTACGTTAGATTGTCAATAGATGGTATTGCGTACACAGTGACCGCACATAAAGTTGTTGCAGACGCTTGGTTGGGGACACCACCTAATGAAATGTTTACCGACATCAACCACAAAGACGGAGATGCAACAAACAACAATGTCAGCAACCTAGAATGGGTAACGAAAAGTCAAAATCAAAGACACGCTGTTGAAACAGGGTTGAAGGGTAAAGGTGCTGAGCTATATAATGCCACTTTATCAGAGGATGATGTACATGAAATATGTAAACGTCTTATAGATGGAGCTAGGTGTTGTGATTTAGCCAAAATATACAACACATCCACAGATGTTGTTAGAAAGATAAAAGCAGGTGATACTTATTTCCACATAAGAAACTTGTATGTAATACCCCACACCTATAAACATGACTTTAGTGAGTCAACTATAAAATGGGTGTGTGAAATGATATTAAAAGGTTATAGTGATAAAGGTATTGTCGAAAACAGTAGAAATCCTAACTTAACCATTATTGAAATCAAACGTATCCGATATAAAATTAGATATAAGTGGATTTCTGACCAATACTTTTAACTCGTGAGTCCAGAGACTATCCCGAAAGGGAGTAGGGTCAAGTGACCCGAAATGGTAGACTACGTACTGCTTGTGCAGCGTAGAAGATATAGTCCGAACTTCACAGGAGACTGTGAGCAGCACGTAATGGTGCGGGGGTAGATTAACGACCTACCCTGAACATATTGTACAACTGGCTTAATTTTAGGTCGCCTTATGTGAAAGTATAAGGGCAATTCCCATCTAATTCGGTGGAACTCTCATTGAGACAATACCGAGCGAAGCTCAATATAATTGAGA